TCTTCGTACCGTTCCCTTAACCTGATAATGTCTAGCATAAAAACTATTTAAACTTAATACCGCCGCCCAAAGATGATCCAGACTTCTGCTTTTGAACAACCGCAGGTTGGTCAGAGCTCCGACGTTGTAGTGCCGTAGGTGTAACAACCTTACTACGTACAGTAGCTGGAGCAATAGCCCTTCGCGCTACAGGTGTAGGTGGCGGAGGAGGGGGTGGAGGAGGAGGAGGAGGAGGTGGTTTTTTAGGTTTTGATCCCATAATTACAGATGCGTTTCATTTTATTCCAAGGGTAAAACTTATACCCTGATAATATCCCACGTTTATTACGCATAAAACAAACTTTGTCAAGTTTATATGGAGCAATTTCATAAAGTGTCTTAGCAAACCCATCCATGCACTGCTGCCAAGCCACATGCCAGTAGGGGGCTACCTTCTTCGAATACGGATCTTCTGGGTTCTCGTAGTCTATCTCCTCCACCAGTACCAGATATCTTGGAGCTGAGAACACAAACCTCTTTGCAGAGGGTGGGCAGTTCAAATAATAGTCAAGTAACTCGATGAACTCTAAGCCATGCGCGTGATACTGCACGGTAGCCTGATCTAGAAGAGAGAGTTCGGTGTATACCTGATTACCAATTGACAGGTTGGACTTTGTAGCTGGTGTCTTGCTGTTTGTGTTTTCCATATCCTTGCTTATTTTCCTTTAGCCCCATTGCTAGTGTTCGGAACGCATCGGCTCCGTGCGAGTTAGAGTCGTGTACTGGTGTTTTACGGTACACTTGCTTCGAGCTATCCCACTCTTTGTGGTAACCCTTAAGGTGTTCAAGCCCTAGAGTAGAGCTAGAGCGACCAAACCAACATCTAGGTAGAAGATTTCTTACTGCTTCGATGCCGTCCTGTACTGGGAGCTTTCGTACAGGGGTGAACTTCAAGCCCAGAGACCTAGCAACTTCTAGTCGAGACTTACCTGTGCCCAGTTCTCGTACCTTGATATCATGGGGAGCGAAGTGCTTCCCGTAAGTCACACCCTTCTGTACTGCCCACCTCTGAAGCTCCCGTGCGTAGAACGGAAAACCCTCTCCACTGTTCTCGTAGTAGTAGACAATCCGTATCTCACTCTTAAATTGCTGAAAGAACCACACACTCGTCGAGTCATCCATGCCCAAGTCCCATGCAGTATGTACGGGGAGCGCAGGATCTGCAGCCAAGTCCTGCATTACCTGCTTGTTCTTGTACAGTCTAGAGATGATCGGACCGTAGTACGAACCCTCCACTGGAGTCTTGAAGGAACACATGTACTCCGACTGGAAACGTGCTTCATTGTTTAGTTCGTCGCGTGCTTTCCGAAGATCATCTGGCTTAATAGCCTTTGTGTCCTTAACCGAAAGGTGGCTAGAGAACCAGCCCTTTGTGGCTTGGGCTTTCAACAGTAGCTTGTAGAAGTGGTTCTCTCCACGAGGTGTACCATTAAACAAAGCCCAGCCCCCATTCTCTGCCAAGATCGGGTTAATCAACTGCCAAGCTGCTGGGTCAGAGATACTGAACTCAGAAAAAATTACCCCAATTGGGTTCGCGCCAACCATCTTATCTGGGTCATCAGAACCCATAAGCTGGATAACTGATCCGTTGGTCAAGTGTAGGCGCATCTCCTGCTCACTCTTCTTCTCAACTAGTTTGGCGGGAAAGTAGTCAATGAACTTCTTACCCTCGCCAGTCATTCCGTTCCAAATAATACGACGAGCCTGATTACCGTACGGAAGAACGTACCAGTACGTGCCCACACGCTGCATGGCTTTGATTGCCATGACATTCACGCAAGTAAGATCCTTTCCTGCGCGTCGATGCCAAGCGACACATGCCCGAAGACCACGTTCGGTCTTCGTCATATACTTTAGTAGCGGTAGTTGGTAGGGTCTTGGAGTCCACCCCTGTGCTGGTACTGTAACCATCTAAGTGTTTTCCTCCTCGTGATTCCTGTCTTCCTCAGATACAAACTCGTTGTAGTCCTCTATGTCCACAATGTCGTCGTCTGCTTCCTTCATAAGCTGAGCTTGGGTCAACTTAGAGAAATCCATAGTGACTACTTTCATCTCTCCAGTCACTGTAGCCGAGATGTCCACGCTCTTTAGCTTCGGCTGAGTGTAGCTGGCTAGCTCCTTCCAGATAGAGATCCTCTCCTTCAAGGGTACTTCATCATCAGTGGTAAAGTTCATCAACTCCTCAATAGGATTGATACCCTTCTCTGCAAACAATGCTAATAGTGCCTTACGCTGCTGTGCTGGCGTAGGCGCATTGTTCATCGCACTTAAGAATTGCTGCTTAACGTCCAACTTCTTTTCTACCGAAACAAGATCCTTCTTCGCCTTATCCATATCCTTCTCTGCCTTAAGCTTTTTTCGGGAGCAAGTGGTACGTTTGACCTCCCGCTTCTTCTTAGCTTGGGTGGGGGATACGCCGTTCGACGTCTTCCTCTTGTCTGCAAATGGGTCTCTAGTTCTTGCCATGTTGTGGGACTATTAACCGTGTACCCCCCGTTGTCAAGCACCTTATGGTTCATGTAGCGTGTAGCATTATTAAGGGAACTTGGTCCATAAGTACACCTTAGTACATGCAAAACCACTAGTTTTGCCATAGGTGGCGGTTGTTAACTATATGATATATAAGGTACTTATGAGACAGAAGTACAGAAAGTACACTTTCCTAGAGGGTTTACAACTCTTATGAAATACCTAGCTAAAAAGTGTATAATGTGTACTATATTACGTAAGTCGTTGATACTCCTTATACTTTATAACAGTCAATCATCAGAATAAAGTGTACTAGACCTGTACTTTGATGTACTTTTCTGTGGAATTTCAAAATTGGATGTGCAGGTTGTTACCCCACTTGTTTGTTTTGGAGCAATCCCCCCATGCCCCCCCCTATTGCAATGAACCAAGAACACCCAGAACAAAGAACCCTGAGACAAATAACATTCCCAGCTTACAACCCAGAGACATTAATCACTGCCGCGCTCGCTTCGCTCGCTTGCCCCGACGAATCAGGATCGCCTAGGCTCCCTGATTCTTTCATACGTGAGCCTAGGCTCACTGCTACTGACTCACACTGCCCGATGAATCTGGCTTCGCACAGATGTCATCGACCACTGCTCGTGCTCCAGCTATGATCATGCACAACACTGCGTCACGTTCCGCGACTAGGTTGCTCATGCTCATATCTTCCACCGTCTTCGCACCAAGCACCAACGAATCGTGCTCCTTGAACCATGTACCTGTGCACCTCCCCATCCCACGACTCTTGCAGCATACCATCATGTGCTCCTATGCTACTGAGTACCAGCGTGTTACGTTGCACCCAAGCACCGTGTTTCCCTCATCCATCGTTTCTCGGGCTCTAACCAGCCCACAGCACCAGTGTTTATGCGGCTCTACTATCATCCGTACCATGTAACAGTGGCTCTGTATATAGTCACCTTCATCAAGCACTGGTCATGTGCTGCCATTGGCAGCCCGTTTCGCTCTCCGAGCGAGTCACTTGGAGTGATCCAAGTAACCAAAATCAGCCCCTCAATCGTCGGGGCATTACTAACACAACAAAGATGGAGTAATCAATATGGTTGCTGTGCGAACCTACCTACTATCATCCTTTGTCACGAACGCACTGATTTGCCAGCAAATCCGCACGATCCTTCCAAGGTGCTAGTGGCAGGAGATACTGTCTGTCATCAGCTAAAGCTGAACAGAACAGTTCTCGTCCCCGACATATATGACAACTCCATTTTTCTTGGTTGTGTTGCACGACGCAGCAAAACCACTAACTCCCTTATGGAGAATTACAACTATGACACACATATCTACTATCATTGACACGCTGGATCTCGACCTCAACGAAGAGGAAGACTATCTTGCAAATATAACCGACGACGATCTGGCTTACGAGTATGAGCTTGACCGCCGCAACGACGAATTCTTCAACAAGGAGGTTCGCAATGGGTAAGCTTATCGAACTACTCGCTATCATGCTGTTCGGCTGCATCCTAGCCATTGCTGTACTCGTTGGGCTCAAGCTCGACGACAAAGCTCAGGATCTGCAGCAAGACAGTTGGAATCTCTCTCCTCTCTCCTCCCAAGGAGAGGGGTTATCCGAGCAAATCAGCTCACTCACTAATACTATCACTAAATAATAAATACTATGACATCACTACTCAACATCACTCACTCCTCTACTATCACTATCGGCGAGATTATCGACATCTCTAACCTGATTCAGACCTCAAACGGCGATGCTTACGTCACCAAAGTAGTCTGTGACACAGGTGATATCGTCAGCATCTGGCGTAATGACGAAGACGCTGAAACCCCAGCACTCAAGGGTCTCGCTATCGGAGACGAGGTCGGCATGTCTCTGGACATTAAGATCTCTCCCGATCTAGCTACTGGAAAGCAAGTACGTAAGGTGTACGGCAAGCCTATCAAGCTAGCTCGCGCAACAGCATTCATCGCAGCACAGGAGGCTCAAGATAATGCGTAGCTTCGACTTATATCTCGACCCGCCTGAAACAGTCAGGCGGGTCTTCCGTATTACGCTTGGGGCTGAACGAGGTTCCGATCTGTATAAGCTCGGCTGGAGTCAGATATTCCAGCTAGCAAAGCAGGTGTGTACCCTGTATAATAAACAGGATCGGGACATCTCTCCCGAAATGGTGGTTGACAGCTGGGCTGCAGACTGCATGTGGTTAGGCTGTGAAGGCAATACTATCACGTCCGACGACAGACTCTGCGGCTTAGCCTCAACGACTCGCGATCTCACACAGCAGTGGGAAGCGGATCACAGTAGGCAGCAGAGAGTTGTTAGTGACATGTTAGTCCTCGACGCTCAACTTAACATTGAGCCCAAGGCTCCGCTATCGGTTCGCAAGGCACAGCTCTCAGAGCTTCGTCACGCAAAGCGGATGCTTACTATCATAGAACGGCTGAGACCCTCGGCTAGCAACATTGATACGTTCGAACAGTTCGGTGCTAAGGCATCGTTCTTCACTGAAGACGACGAGTGGGCTGAGCAATACGCTAACAACCTGGAGTCGCGGTTAGAGTTCAGGCAGGAGCACGAGCTAGATTCAGAAGATGCCAGATTCCTAGGCACTCCGCCCAAAGGTACGTCATTCGATGACAAGATGAAGTCAGACCAACGGGATCGCGGTCGGGGTTCAGTGGGTACTCTCGGCGGTATATACGAGAACACGCTTCCCGAGCCACCGTACTCTAAGAATCCTTACCGCAAACGCAAAGTTGGCGGTAAATGGAAGACGCTGCCCCCTAAAGGCTGGAGCAACATGGGCTACTTCGACTCACGCCTACCACAAGACTAAGTTACAAGGTTACCAACAGCAATGTTGGTAACCTTTTTTTTGTGCACGCCACACCTCCTACTATGAGAAGGTAGTGTGGTTGTTGTTATCAACCTTAATACTATCATCAATAAATTATTACTATGGACACATTCACACAAGCAAAAGCACTGGCAAAAGTACGAGGTCACAAGATCCTCTCGAATCATCAAATCGCTACCATGCAGACGTTATCGCAGCTCCCCAACCTTTCAGTTGTGGACATCGTTAACGAACTAGAAGCTGCTCCCGAGCAACAGCTCAAAGCAACAGTAGTCACTGCTCGCAAGCTACTATCACTGTCGCTCAACAAGCTAAGCCAAGCAGTTAACCCACAAGAGAAAGCCAAATAATGTATTGGAAATGGAAACTCCTCGTTAACTCTGCATTCCTCGTAATTGGCTGCACTGTTGCACTGCTCACAATAGCGCATCACACTGTAATCATACCAGTATTGCTATTCAAACGCGCCTTCAACCTAGACGACTAATGGAAATCCTTGTACTATCACTAATCACAGCCCTCAGTTACCTTCTGATTCTGTCAAAAGTCTTCGGACTTAGCTTCGTAATACGAACCCAAGTAATGTGGGACGTCATATTTACAATAGGTGTACCCCTACTGTTCACTGGCACATTCTCTGGCATGGCTACTGGTGTACTGAGTGGCATCGTGTTCTCAGTAATGCTAAGCTTCATCTCCCTGCTCTCAGGTAATAACAAGCAAGTCGCTATTTAGTTACTATCATCTACTAGCAACACTGCCTATGCAAGGGACGGCTCCTATGCAAGGGACGGCTCCTATGCAAGGGACGGCTCCTATGCAAGGGACGGCTCCTACGCAAGGGACGGCTCCTACGCAAGGGACGGCTCCTATGCAAGGGACACTGCCTCTGAAGTGACGGCTCCTCTGGTTCCGCTCGCTTCGCTCGCGGGGCTAGACTACACTACTATCATCCCCGACTACACTACTATCATCCGTTCCG